GCGATCGAGCTGGTTCCGACCCACTGGATGCCGCTACCAGATCCGCCCGCTTGACACCCGCTAAAACATCCCTTACCGATATGCACAATCAATTCGCGCGCCCGGAGAAATCTGCGGCGCGTTTTGCGTTTAGGGCCCATGCACCTCGCCGCTCAGACAGCAGCCGAGCTGTGCGTGATCATCGGCCTGTTCATCGTCCTGGACATTCTCGACTCATGAGATTTGGCCATGAGGCTACGGCGCTACTGCGTGACCGTGATGGACAATTGGACGCCTATGCGCATGTTTTGGACGCGGAAGGCTGCTGAGACCTTTGCCGCTCGTCACCCTGGCTATTCCTATAAGTGGATTTGGCTAGGGGTCGGGTGGGTTCGATTGATGAGCCCATGAGCTGGTGGCAATCTAACTGCGGGCCGTGGGAAAGCGTCAAGCTCGCCATCGCAACCATCCTCGCTCTCGCAGGCGTCATGGTGTGCGTGCTGATTGGGCTAGCCTTGCGACGAGACATCTAGGAGATCGACTATGTACTATTGGGGCGGTGGGATCGGAACGGTCCTGATCATCATCCTTCTGGTACTGCTGCTCACGGGCCGCCTGTGAACCTCGCAGACCTTATTCGAGCCATCATCAGGGGCGCTGAGAAGCTAGGTGATACATGAACCCAGACGAGACAAAGGCGCAGACCGAATTCCAGGCGCGTCAGACAGCCGTTAATCTAGCTCACCAGCGCATCAAGCCTGAAGCGAGCATCGACGAACTGCTGACCGAAGCCAAAAAGCTGCATGACTTCATGATGGCAGGTGGCAAAGTAGCGAACCCGGAGCGGGATAATGGGTCAGCTCAGCAATCCTAGGCATGAGCGGTTCGCACAGGGGCTTGCACACGGGCTATCTGCGTCCGAAGCCTACCTGAAGGCTGGTTACAGCGAGAGCCGCGCAGCTGCATCGCGATTATCAACAAAGGTCAACATTCGGTCTCGTGTGGCTGAACTGCAACAGCGCGTGGTCGAGAACGTATCTCTCACCAAGGAATGGGTGATCGAGCAGCTTATCGACAACGTGAAGCGGGCGAAGGAATTGGAAGACCTCAGCCCAGCGAATACGGCGCTGCAATTGCTCGGCAAGGAACTCGGTATGTTCGTTGATCGCGTCGAGAACCGCAACGTTAATTACGATATTACCGACGAGCCGCTGAGCGATGCTGAATGGGAGCATGAGTACGGACTGCCGAACTGAGCGTCCTACCGTCTATGTCTGGCGACCCCAAAGAGGACCGCAGCAGGCATTAGCCAAGTGCTCAACATCTGAGGTGTTCTTTGGCGGGTCACGCGGCGGCGGCAAGACGGACGGCGTTCTCGGCAAGTGGGCGATCAAGGAAAAGCGATACGGCGCGAACTTCAACGCCATCATGTTCAGGCGAACAACTGTTTCGTCTGAGGATGCTATTGAGCGTTCCCGGCAGATCTACGAGCCCCTGGGGGGCAAGTTCAATGCCTCAAACCTCAGATGGCGAATGCCCAACGGAGGGCGGATCTCTTTTGCCTACCTCGACAGCATCGATGACGCAGCCGAGTACCAAGGCCGAAACCTCACCGACGCCTGGGTCGAGGAAGCCGGACAATACCCAAACCCTGCACCTATTGACCGCCTGTTCGGAGTTCTGCGATCTAGTTCAGGCGTTCCTGTCCAACTTATCCTCACGGCTAACCCAGGAGGATCAGGGCAAAGCTGGATCAGGGACCGATACGAGCTCGTCCCATTCCCCGAGCGACCTAGGATCGTAACCCGGACGCTGCCCAACGGCGCGCCGCACAAGATGGCGGTGATCCCGTCGCGCATTACGGACAACCGGGCGCTGATGACCGGTGACCCGGAATACATCAACCGCCTTCAGCTCGTCGGGTCATCGCAGCTCATCAAGGCTTGGCTCGATGGCGACTGGAACGCGGTCGAGGGGGCGTTCTTCGATGAGTGGAACGAAGGCAAGCACGTCGTTCCCCCTTTCGTGCCTCCTTCCGATTGGCTCCGGTTTCGTAGCATGGACTGGGGTTCCTCATCGCCGTTCTCTGTTGGCTGGTGGGCCGTTGTGGGTGATGAGCATCCGCTGCCTTCGGGCGCCATCCTGCCGCGCGGTGCGCTCGTTCGTTATCGTGAATGGTACGGCGCCAGCGGGCCGAACGTCGGGCTCAAGATGACGGCCGAGGAAGTCGGCGCAGGCATTGCCCACCGCGAAAAGGACGAGAAGGTCAGCTATGGCGTCTTGGACCCGGCCGCGTTCGCCGAGGATGGCGGCCCGTCGATTTCCCAGCGCATGGCGAAGTCCAAGGTGTTTTTCCGCCCGGCTGACAACAAGCGTGTTGGTCCACGCGGCGCGATGGGCGGCTGGGACATGATGCGCGCCAGGCTAAGGGGAGATGGCGAGCGGCCCATGTTGTACGTGTTTCCGACGTGCCGGGATTTCATCAGGACCGTGCCTGTGCTTCAGCATGACCATGACAGGCCCGAGGATCTGGACACGACGGCAGAGGACCACGTTGCGGACGAAGCTCGCTATGGCTGCATGTCGCGGCCGTGGGTGCCGACGCATACGGCTAAGCCCGTGGACATCAGCGGCTATCGCAAGGTGGGCCGTGGGGCGTCGGTCGCGAAGTCGATGAAGGTGCTGTGATGGAAGGCCGTGTCTTGATTGCGGACAAATATCCGAAGGACGGGCCTTTTGTAGTCGTCGGGCCTACGGTTTGGGGCGCACTGCTAGCGGAGGGCGCAGTCCAGGCTAGACCGGACGATGTTCTAAGGGTCGAAAGCCCTGACGGATTATATTGGGCTCGCCTTCAACCGGAAATGCCCCGCGTTCTCTACTTCCTGAACGAACAGACCGCCGACGATGAGGCCGAGGAAGGCCGGATCATCGAGGAAGCGCAGGCCAAGGCTGTCCGCAACGAGCAGGCCCGGCAGCGGCAGTGGTCCGGCGTGGTCGATCTGACGTTCGATAATGGCGTCTGGAAAGAATAAGCATGTCAGCAGCCATCGCACAGCCAGGGCCGGACGCTGCCCAGGCATCGGACGATGGTGCCGAGAATGGTGCAGGCCCCAAGCCGTACAAGCTGAGCCGCCTGCGTCAGCAATATCTCGACTACATGACCACCAAGTCGGCCGAGATGGAGGAACAGCGCGAGGCGCGCCGCTACTATCACGGCAGCCAGCACACGGCCGAAGAGATCCAGAAGCTCAACGAGCGCAATCAGCCCGTTGTCACCTACAATCGCATCGTCAAGAAGATCAACGGCGTCTGCGGCCTTGTGGAGAAGCTGCGGCAAGACCCCAAGGGCTTTCCGCGCTCGCCTAATGGTGCTGATGGGGCCGAACTAGCCACCAACGTCCTGCGCTATGTGCTCGATGCCAACGACTGGCGCGACCAGAGCCCTGAGATTGCCAATGACGGGGCTGTCGAAGGCATCGGCGGGATAGAGATCAGTCTGGAGGCTGGCGACCAGGGCGACCCCGACGTATCGGTCTCTTACGTTGATCCGCGTGATTATTTCTACGATCCGCGCTCGTCCAAGTGGGACTTTTCCGACGCCACCTTCATGGGCATCGACAAGTGGGTTGATGTCGAAGCGGCCGTCGATATGTTTCCAGAGAAGGCCGACGCCATCCGCAACATGATGGACAGCTCGGGCTTTGGTGGCGACAACGCCGGCCGGTGGGATGAGCGGGAGATCAAGTGGACCTCTGTTCGTGAAGGCCGCATTCGCCTGATCGAGCATTGGTATCGCAAGAATGGCGAGTGGATGTATTGCTTCTACTCGGGCGATATGAAGCTCACCGAGGGCATCAGTCCGTTCGTTGACAACAAGGGCCGCACGTTCTGCCGCTTTATCATGTACTCGAACCAGGTCGATCAGGATGATGATCGGTACGGGTTCTGTCGGCAGATGAAGGGGCCGCAGGACGAGATCAACCATCGCCGATCGAAGGGCCTGCACGGCCTGAACAACCGCCGCATCGTCATGGAAGAGGGAGCGGTTGAGGACATTGAACGAACGCGGGTGGAGGCTGCCAAGCCCGATGGTGTGGTTGTCGTCAATCCAGGCGGGCTGCGGTTTGAGTTCGACGATCAGGAGAAGGCGGCACAGGCTGCGGGCAACCTTCAGCTTCTCCAGGAAGCCAAGCAGGAGATCGAGGAATTCGGGCCGAATCCGTCCGAGCTTGCCGCGAATGGATCGAGCGGCCGGGCGATCGCGCTCCTTCAGCAGGCCGGCATTGCCGATCTAGGGCCGTTCATCCTGCGTTATCGCGGGTGGAAGGTGCGTGTCTATCGCGCGATCTGGAACACGGTTCAAAAGCATTGGACGGGCGAGCGGTGGGTCAGGGTTACGGACGATCAGAACTTAGCTCAGTTCATCCAGGTCAACGGTGTCGGGGTTGATCCTCGTTCGGGTCAGCCTGTGCTTGTCAATGCGCTTGGCGCTTTGGACGTGGACATCATTCTGGACGAAGGCCCGGACCAGGTTAACTCGATGGCGGACGCCTACGACACGCTGATCGCGCTTGCGGGCAACAAGATCCCGATCCCGCCGCAGGTCATCATCGAACTGTCGAGCCTGCCTGGCTCGGTCAAGAAGTCGATCATGGGGATGATCCAGCAGCAGAACCAGCCGGACCCGGCCCAGGAACAGGCCAAGCACATCGCGCTCGCTGGCGCTGCCGCGAAGGTGGACGAGACGCAGGCGCGTGCTCACAAGCATACGGCCGAAACACTCCGCACCCTTCAGGAGGCGGAAGGCCGTATCGGGATGCCTGGGGCTAAGCCTCCTGGCCACATGGCTCCCGTGACCCCTGGGGAAATGGCATTCGCCGGTGCGTCTCCGCCACAGGCACCGATGCCGCCCCAGGGGCCTCCTATGCCGCCTGATGGTGTACCGCCGGGCATGCCGCAACCGCCTGTCGGGCCACCGCCCGGCATGATGCCTCCGCAAGGACCGTAGTCGATGGCTCTTCTTCCGCAGCAAAACCCCATTCCGTCGATCCAGGAGACGGATGCGAGCGGCAACCCGGTTTTTGTCAACATAGATGCGGCGCTGCTTACGCTCACGGCGGCTGCGGTGGGCGGCAATTCGGCGGATCAGGCCAACATCAGCGCGATCGGGCTCAAGCTGGTCGTGGACATCACGGCGATCACGGGCACGACACCAAGCCTGACTGTGACGATCCAGGGCAAGGACAAGGCGTCGGGCAAATATTACAACATTCTAACGTCAGCGGCGCTCGCCGCAGTCGGAACGACGGTGCTGACGGTTTATCCGGGTGTCGCGGCGGCTGCGAACGTCTCGGCCAACGACATCCTGCCCGCTACCTGGCGCGTTCTGTACGCCATCGCCGGCACGACACCTGCCGTGACGGCCACGGTCGGCGCGTCGCTGATCATCTGATGGCTACTATTGTGATCCGCATTCCGGCCGCAGAGGCAAGGCGGGTCGGACACGGTAACGATCTGATTGCGACGGCGACGGCTGACGCAACAAGGCAGGCGAAGGCGGCAAACCAAACACTCGGAACGTGGGCGGCCGTGACCGACAAGCCCACGGGCGACATCGTGATCACGTTCCAGGCGACCTGACATGGCTGTTACCCCAAGCGGCGCTGTCAAGCGCAAGAGCATTCCGGGTCGTTCTGACTACGGCATGAAGCGCAAGCCGGTCGTGGACCTCCAGGCCGAGTGGCTGGAATGGTTCAACCGCACCGCTGGCCAGAGGGTCAAGCGCACCTGAGTTCGTCCGTCCTGACGTTACAGGACCGCATCGGCACCGCGTTACGGGCTGCTTCGGAATGGCTCTCCGCAAAGGGCTCGCTACGTCCAGCGAGAAGGGACGATCGCGCGTTCGGCAGCGAATAGCCGAGAGGGACTGTAACCATGATCGACGGTGACGAGGACATTTACGCAGCGGGCACTGACGAAGGCGAAGGGGACGATGGCCTAGGCCATGTTCTTGAGCCGAAGGAAGGCCAGGCCGCCGGGTACAAGCCGGCCGCTGACGCTGAAGCCGACGGGGACGCGGAAGCTGGCAAGAGCCAGACGCCTCTTGCTGAAGCGCAAAACCAGGACCAGCAGCAACATCGCGTGCCCTTACGTGAGCTTCTGGATGAGCGTGAGGCTCGCCAGCAGGCAAAGCGTGAGGCCGAGGATCTGCGGCAACGGCTCGCCGCATTCGAGCGCGAGAAGCAGGAAGCCGCCAAGCCCCGTGACCCGAACGAAATGTTCGTGGACCCGGCCGCATGGCAGCAGAAAATGCTCCAGACGTTCGAGCAGCGGCTGTTCGCGACGCAGCTTGAAAACAACCTTCAGCTCGCCTCGTACAAGCACGGCGACACCTTCGCGGAAGCCTACAAGGCCGTGCAGGGCAATCCGATGCTTGCCCAGCAGATGATCCGCCAGCCCAATCCGGGTGAAGCGATCGTCTCTTGGTTCAAAAGCCAAAAGGTCCTGAGCGAGGTGGGCGACGACCCGGCCTCGTACAAAACCCGCCTGCGTCAGCAACTCTTGGACGACCCCGACTTTCAAGCCGAGGTGGTTCAGCGTGTTCGCGGCGGCGGCACCCGTCCCGGAAGTAATGGATCGCAGCCCCAGAACGTAGTTCGCATGCCTCCTTCACTCAATCGCCAGTCTAGGGCCGCCGAGGCGACCGACATCGACGACGACGGCGATGAAAGCGAAGAAGGTATCTATCGATCTGCTGACGGACGTTTCCAAAGACGCCGTTAGCCTGTTTAGGGATGGCCTCAAATGGCTGTTACAACCACCAATAGCAATAATGCTATTGTCAAATTCCGCAAGCAGTTCTGGTGGGAATACCGGCGCGGCAACCTGTTCGCGCCCTACATGGGCGATGGTCCGACCAAGATCATCCAGACCACGTACGAGCTGAAAGACGGTGGCGATCAGATCAACATGCCGTTCGTGGGGGCCATGCGTGGTCCCGGCGTCGGCACGGGGCCTCTGACCGGCAACGAAGAGAAGCTCGACACCTACGGCATGCGGGTGTGGATTGACTGGGCTCGCAACGCGATCCTGCTCAACAAGGCGCAGCTTCGCAAGTCCACGATCGATCAGCTTGGCACGGTGCGGCCGCTGCTGACCGAATGGGCGCAGACGCTGATTCGTGACGAGATCATCCTCGGTCTTCACGCGATCCCGTCCGAGTCCCCGCCGGCCAACTTCAACGCTGAGGCGTTCAGTGGGCAGCGGGTCAACGGCACTCTCTATTCGGTCGCTTCGGCCGCGCAGAAGAATGCCTGGTCGGATGCCAACTCGGATCGCGTGCTGTACGGTCTGGCGCGATCGAACCTTGTCGCGGGCAACCACGCCGCCTCTCTGGCCAACGTGAGCACGGCGACCGGTAAGGCATCGGCAGCTCTCATTCTTCTTCTGAAGCGCATGGCGCGCCGGGGCAATCCGGTGATCCGTCCCTTCAAGCAGGATGAGGCGGACGGGCGTGAGTATTACGTCGTCTTTGCAGGCTCGAACGCCTTCCGCGATCTCGCGGCAGACTCGACCATCGTCCAGGCCAACACCAACGCGCGCCCGCGCGAAGGCGGCGGCATGGATAACAACCCGCTCTTCCAGGACGGTGATCTGCTTTATCGCGGCGTTATCATCCGCGAGATCCCGGAGATCGATGATCTCTGCACGATCACGGGCGCTGGAAACACGGGCATCGACGTGGCTCCGATCTTCCTGTGCGGTCAGGCCGCTGTGTCTCTGCCTTATGGGCAGATGCCGGCTCCGACCGAGCGGAAGGAGGACGATTACGGCTTCCTGAAGGGTCGTGGCGTCGAGATGGTCTACGGCGTCGCCAAGACCTTCAAGAAGGACACGTCCGGCAACCTGAAGCAATGGGGCGTGGCTACAGCTTACGTCGCCAGCGTCGCTGACGCCTGATCCATAGGGGCGGCGTAACAGCCGCCCTTTTTCTTTCCTCTCATCGAAAGTCTTCACCATGGCAGGTCCAGCACCCGCCCGGCAGTTCCCCTTGAACGTCATTCACGCCATCAGGGGCCGGGTTAACATCTCGAATACGGCGGCTCAGCCCACCGCCGGTGTCCAGATCGGCACCATGCCGGCTGGCGCCTTCGTCAAGTCGGCCACCGCCCACGTCATCACGGCCTTCAACGGCACTGGTGCGACCGTGGACGTGGGCACGGCCGCAACGCTGGGGGCGTTCGCTCCGAGCGCGTCGGTTGTGCCCGGCACTGCCGGCTACAAGCCCAACCTGACCGGCACCGGCATGGGCGACACGCTCACAGCCGATACGCCGATCGTCGTCAAAGTAGCGGCGGGCACGGGCGGCACGACGGGGGATGTTTCGATCCTCGTCGAGTTCTATCCGCAGCAGAGCTAAGGAGGCCGATCATGGCTAAGGTCAAATATCTCGACCTCGACGGGACTGAGCAGCCTGTGACCTGGGCAGGCCACGAATTCCACCCCGGCAAGGCCGTGGACGTGGAAGACGAGGGTTTGCTTCATACCGCGATGGGTAATCCCCATTTTGAGGTGACGGGCTATAAGCCCAAGGAGCAGCATGAGGTTGTCGGACAGATCGTCACGCAACCGCATGTTCCGGCTTATGGTTCGCGCGCTGCGGCCATCTCGCCGGATGCTGTTGGTCCGACCTCGGCGACCGTGCGCTCGGCTGCGGTGGAAGCCGCCAACCCGGCCGCACGTCCGGGTGACGCGAAGCAGGCGATCCGCGGCACGTACGGCGTGGACAACCCGCTGGAGAGCCAGAAGCCCGGCAAGCCGCCGACCCCTAGCACCAGCACCCGGTCTAAATAGGGCGCCGTTAGATGTCCCGAAGCCGGGCCGACCTGATAGCGCGAGTGCTCAGCCGGCTCGGCAAGGCGGAGGCGGGGCAACCCGTCTCTGCCGAGGACACGGCCGCTGTCGATCCGCATCTCGATGGGTTCAAGCTGGAACTCCAGCAGCGCAACGTCTGCTATCTGGCAACCCTCGATGACATTCCCGACGAGTGGTTCGACAGCCTTTCGGCCATCGTGGCAGATCGGCTGGCGGACGATTTCGGGTTGCCAATCGATGAGGCCGCCAAGCTGCAAGGGCGGGCCGAGGCGGCGGTCAAGAACCTGCGCCTGATGACCCGTGGGACCGTGGTGAGCGGGTCCGTGCAGCAGGATTACTTCTGATGCCGGAAATCCCGTTCTCGACATCCTCAACGCCTGGTCAGCGTCCGGGCGAGGGGTTGGGAAGGCTCATCAACTGCTACGCTGAGAAGGCGGGCAATCAGATCCAGTGGAAGCGTGTTCCGGGGCTGACAACCTTCATCGATACTCTGATTGCTGCTGGTAATCCGCGCGGCTTCATCGACATCAACGGCACCCTGTATGCCGCCATGCAGGATGTCGGGGTGACGGTGAACTACCAGGGCAGCGTGGTTACGCTGCTGTCTGGCTCTCTTTCGGGTTCAAGCCCGGTCACGTGGGCCAGGAACAACAAGTCACCGACCCCGGATGTGGTGTGCGTGACCGAGAATGGCGCCTTCAGCGTCACCTCGACCACGATCTCATCCTTTGCCAGCCCCAACCTGCCGCAGCCCAATTCGGTCTGCTCGCTCGGCGGCTATCTGGTGTTTTCGATCGGCGATGGGCGGGTGTTCGCGTCCGACCTGAACGCTGTGACCGTCAACGCGCTATCCTTTGCGACGGCAGACAGCGACCCTGACGGCCTCTCGCGTGGCACGGTCTCAGGCGGTCAGCTTTGGCTCTGGGGGCCGGCATCGACAGAGGTTTGGGCGAACGTCGGCACTTCGCCTTTCCCCTTCGCCCGCCAATCGACCATTCCGGTGGGGCTGCTGAGCCCTTGGTGCATCGCGGGCTTCGGCTCAGGCTGGGATGGCGATCAGATCTTCGTTGCCCAGGACGGCACCGTGCGGCAGATGCACGGCTACGCGCCGACCAAGATCTCCACGCCTGACGTTGAACGGGCGATTATGGGCGTGGTGGACAAGACCACGATCCACGCCAGCACGTATTCCGTCGCGGGCCATTCCGTTTGGGTGTTGTCCAGCCCGGTTTGGACGTGGTGCTATGACGTGACCACGGGCGAGTGGTTCGAGCGCCAATCCTACGGCATGACCCGCTGGCGGGGCGAGCAATCGGTCTATTTCGCTAACAAGTGGATCGTCGGGGACAAGTCGTCCGGCAAGCTGTTCACCATCACCGAGAGCGCGCTGAAGGAAGACACGGCGGCGCTGATTTTCACGCTCGAAAGCGGGCCGGTGAAGGCGTTTCCGCAGCGGCTGCGCGTTCCGTCTGCTTACTTTGATTTCACGACGGGGCAAGGCATCCCGACCGGTAATCCGGACGAGGTAACGCCGCAGGTTCAGATCCAGTGGTCGCACGATGGCGGGGCGACCTTCAGCGCGGCGGTGCTGCGGCGCAGTCTTGGGCAGCAGGGTGATTATCGCCGCATGCCACGGGTCAACCGGTTAGGCCGCTCGACGCATCACGGCATCCGGTTCCGGCTGACGTTTCCGACCGATGTCTATGTCTCATTTCGCGGCGGGTACATGGATGCCCTGCCGACCAAGCCGTGAGGTAGGCCGTGGACGATTATGGGCGTGATCTTCTCGGGACAGCGGGCGGCACTGATCAAAGCTGGTCCATCCCCCCATGGCTTCAGAAGGCCGGGCAGGCGGCCAGTCAGGTGCCGATGAACCTCGCCAGGGGGCTCTACAGCGCCGCAACGCTTCCGGGCGATGCGGCACTCGGCAACGTTGATCCGCGCTCCCCTGAGGGCTTCCAAAGGGCGATGGCGCTGGCAGGCATGACAACGGCAGGGGCAGCACCCGCAACCCGCGCGCCAAGCCTAATGCAAAGGGCAGAGACGGGGTTGGCTCAGAACCTTCGCGTTCCTGGCTCCATGGAAGGTGGCCCGAACCTTAATGGGCGCTGGAGCCTCTGATGGCGTTCACAGAGCAGCCGCCGCCGCCTTTGCCGCCGAATGTCAAGCGCTTCAACGCGGACGGTACGCCGACGCAGGCACAGGTAGAATACGAAACACGTCTTCGGCAATGGCAAAAGCGCCTTGCCGCAGCGATCCCATAAGGCCTCGATATGAGCAGCATTTTCTCCGGCAAAGCAGGGCGCCTCGCCGCGCTCGACACCGGGAGCCGTAATGCGACGACCGGCGGGAATATCAACAACTGGTACGACGACGCCAAGACGGACTCGATCAATGCGCTCACGACGGGGGCTGGCAATGCTCAGGGCGCCTTAGCGCGCGGGCTGACCGATGCAACCGGGTCGCTGACCGCAGGCTATGGCGCGGCGCGCAATGACATCACACAGGGGGCGGCGGCGGGGCAGGGGTACCTTGGCCAGATCCAGGGCAACTATCAGCCGTATGCGCAGACGGGCAGTCTCGCCACAGGCATGCTGGCGAATTCCTACGGGCTGAACGGCGCTGGCGGCAATGCGGCAGCGACCTCGGCTTTCCAGGCCAGCCCCGGCTATCAGTGGCAGGCCGACCAAGCGGCAGACCTCGCTGCACGCCATGCCTCCGCAACCGGCACTCTGGCTTCCGGCAACACGCTCGACGCCATTACCCGCCTTGGATCGAACCTCGCTAATCAGGAATACGGCAACTGGCGCTCAGGCCTGTCGGGGCTGGCCGGGCAGGGGCTTCAGGCAGCGGCTGGCCAATCGCAAGGGAACGCCCTGCAAGGAGCGTTGGCGGACAGCACGGGCCGCGCGTTAGGTGGCCTCGATACAGCCCAGGGGACGGGCCTGGCGGGGCTCCAGACGGGCGCTGCCACTGGAATGGCCGGCATTGATACCGGGCTTGGAACGAGCGCCTCCAGCGTGTTCCAGAACAATGCGGCTGGCAAGAGCGGGGCCAACCTCGCCTTGACCCAGAGCACTGATCAGGCGGCGCAGCAGGGGCTGTTGGCTGGGCAGCAGGCGCAGGCAAATAGCTGGGGGCTGGGTATGGCCGGGGCTAACTTGGCATCCGGCCTGATGGGCTCGGCTTTCGGCTCCGGCGGCAGCAGTGGCTCAGGTGGCGGCGGTGGCTGGCTCAACGGGCTCAAGAACCTGTTCGCGGGCGGCAACGGTTCCGGCATTTCCAATGGCACAAGCTGGACCTGAGGGGATACGCGCATGAGCTTCGGGCCGCCCCTAGTTAACTTCTCGACCCTCGGCAACCTCGGAACGACGTTCACGACGGCTTACGATAAGGCGGCGGGCGAGGCAGACGCACGCAATGCAGCGAGCATGTTTGCGGGCCTGCTCCAGCCGTCCAGCCCTAACCTCGCGCAGGGCCTCATCCAGACGCAGGACGCTCTCAATCAGGGGCAGCAGGGCGTAGGCGCTGGCGTAAGCGGGTCAGGCAAGAAGACGAGCTACAACGAACTGGGCACGATCCCGTCGTTCATTCAAGCAGCCGCCGATCAGACCGGCGCATCGCCAGCCTACCTGACCAAGACGGCGCAGATCGAAAGCAACATGAACCCGGCCGCTCACAACAAGAGCGGCGCGGATGGCCTGTTTCAGTTCGTGCCGTCCACGGCCGCGCAATACGGCGTAGACACCAGCGACCCGATGTCTAGCGCAGTGGGTGCCGGCAAGCTGGCGGTTGCGAACGCGAACGTGCTTCGGTCCCGCCTTGGCCGCGACCCGACCGACGGCGAAACATACCTTGCCCATCAGCAAGGCGCAGGCGGCGCATCCTATATCCTGGCCAATCCCGACATGCCGGTCTCGGCCGCGCCGGGAAAGCTTCAGCAGAACATTCTCGCCAATGGCGGTGATCCGAGCATGACACTCGGGCAGTTCGCTCAGAAGTGGACAGGCCGGTTTGATAGTCCGCAGGGTGGCGCCAGGGTTGCACAGGCTCAGCCTGCGCCGCTCCCGCCATCCCGGCCGCAAGGGGTCCAGGTCGCTTCGGCAGATCCCAACTTCGCCCCGCAGATGCCGCAGCAGGGTGGACAGCCCTCGCCTTCGCAATACCTTGTCGCTCAAGCCCAGCAGCGGCGCGGCGGCTTCCCGTCTCCTGCTAATGCGCAATCCTCCCCGGGCGGCCCGCCTGACGCTGATGGCGCGGACGAGGAAGATCCGACCGACGCGGCTACGGAGACCACTGGCTCGACCAAACTAGCCGACGCCAGCAAGAAGGCCGACTACACGGCGGGTCAGGTCGTATTTAAGGGACTGCCGCAGCAGGGACCATCCGGTCCGCTACCGACATCGACTGGCCTTGATCGTCTGACGCCGCAGCAGAAGGGCCTTCTGGCCAACATGCTGCAAAACCCGGCCACACGCGCGCAGGCGATGCAGTCGATCCAGGGCCTGATGCAGCCCGTCAAACCCGAGATGAAGGAGATTGGTGGGCGGCTTTATGCGATCGATCCTGTGACCCAGCAGGCGAGTCCTATCAAAGGCGTCGGGGAGCAGTGGGTACAGTACGTGGACGACGCCGGCAACCAAATGCTGCGGAACAAGGACACGCAGCAGACGATGGTTCTGGAGCCCAGCCAGAAGGCCGTTTACGACAAGGGCGAGGAATACGACCTGCTCGCCAATGCGAGGGCTAAGCGGGCGGCGGCCATGGGGATGCAGCCCGGCACGACCGAATACAATGCATTTGTGGGGTCAGGGAAGGTGCTAGCCGGGCGTCAGCAGACGCCACAGCAGCAGGCAGACGAACGCACTCAGCTTGCCATCTCACGCGGCATTGATCCGGACTCGCCAGAAGGGCAACAGTTCGTTCTCAATGGTAAGCTTCCTGATCCCGCTCAGATAGGGCAGATGAAGGGTAATGAGCAGAAGGTGTATGAGGCCGAGGATCAAAAGCAGCAGATCCTCAAGCAGCAGATCGAGGATCTGAACAAGGCGCGCCAGCTCAACCCTCAGGTCTATTCGGGCAACTACGAGCCCGGAGCAGCGCGCTTTATCGCTCGCAACGTGCCTCTGCTTGGCAGCGCCATCGTGGACCCGGATCGCGTCACGGCAACGACGCAATATGAGAACCTTGTCGGCGGCGCGACCCTCTCACAGGGCAAGGAGCTGTTCGGCTCGCGCGTCACGAACTACGACGAAAAGCTGATGCAGCAGCTTAAGGCCAATCCCAACCTGTTGCCGGCCGAGCGGGAGGCCATCCTGGGCGAGATGGTGGCTCACCGTCAGCGCACGCTTGAAGAGAGCCAGCAGCGTGCTCAGCAGATGAAACAGGGCTCGTACTTCAAGCGCGGCAATGGCCAGCAGCCAGCGGCCCAGCCTGCTGCACCAGCAGGTCCGAGCAGGGGCATTCCTGACGGCGCCATTCAGATGCTCAAGTCCAATCCCGCCCTTGCCCCGCAGTTTGAACAAAAGTACGGGCCGGGCTCGGCGCGCGGCATCCTGAGCGGCGGCTGAGATGGCGAACCCGTTCGACGCCTTCGACGCTCAAACGGCGGCTGTTCCGGCTGCCGCTCCTGCGCCGACCAACGGAAATCCCTTCGACGCTTTAGACCGGACGCCGCACACCATCCCCGGCTCTGCTCCCGGCGAGAGCGGGCCGATGGTCATCAACGTTCACCCGCAAGCACATACCAGCGGCATCCTGGTCGATCCACACGACCCGGACGCGGCGCAGCGAGCATACGACACGCTGACGGGTGCCAACCAGCCGTCACAGGCCGAGTCCGGTGTGCGGGGTGTCCGGCAAGGGATTGGGCTCGGCTTCGCTGATGAGGCGCGCGGTCTGGCGGAAGCGTCCGGCCTGCCGTCATGGCTGCCGGGTGCTCAGATCGTCGGCGCTGCTAGGCTCGGCGTGGAACATCTTGCCCCTGGCGGTGTGATGGGTCACTCCGCAACAGATCGGTACAACCAGACCGTCAGCCAAGAACGGGCGTCAGACGCCACCGCAGAGGCCGCTAATCCCGGAACGTATCTGGCGGGCGAGCTGACCGGTGGTGTCGGCGGTGCGATGCTGATGCCGGCTCTTGCGCCGTTCAAAGCGGCAGAAGGTGCAGGCGCGCTCGCGAGGGCAGGGGCCGAACTGAAGAACCTCGGCACGGCCGGTGCGGCTTATGGCGGCATTGCCGGCGCAGGTGCCGGTGAGGGCGACCTTTGGAGCCAAGCCAAGTCGGCACTAGGCGGGGCGGTAGGCGGGGCAGTTGGCGGGGCAGTAGTCGGAGGCGCCCTCGGCGGCGCCAAGGGGCTCGGCGGCTACTTCTGGGACCACGTTGCCGCAAGCAAGAACCCGCAAGGGGTGGCGGATCGTGTTATTCAGGCCGCGCTTGAACGGGACAAGATTGATCCGGCGACGCTCCCAGGGATGGTGCGCGACGCCAGCACCACAGGCCAGCCCATCACGGCGGCAGACGTCGCGGGCAGCAACACGCAGAACCTTGTCGGACAGGCGTCCCGCTATCCTGGCCCTGGCCAGCAGCCGACGCGGGAATTCCTCGACACGCGTCAGATCGGCGGCAACGACGCGACCAGCCAGGGCGATCGCGTTACGAAGCAGATTGCCGGCACGTTCGGACCGAAGGGTGAGCTTGCCGGGTCGCTCGATACGGCAGACGCGCTGATCGGACAGAGGGCGCAGCAGGCGCGGCCCCTGTTCCAGCGGGCCTATGAGACGCCGCTGAACTACACGAGCGATGCCGGGCAGCACCTTCTAGCCTTGGCCGAGCGCGTTCCGAACGAAGCGCGGGCGAACGCGAACAAGATCCTGAAGGTGGGTAACGAGGGCGGCCATCAGCTCGCCTATCACGAAAGCCCCGACGCAAACGGCATGTACCAGCTCCAGGCCGTGCCGAACACGCGGCAATGGCACTACATTCGTCAGGGTCTCGATAGCGTCATCGACAACCACACCGACTCGATTACGGGGCGGCTTGATACGATGGGCACGGCCTACAGCCGGCTGCGCTCGGAGATCACGAAAAGCCTGGAGGAACTGAACCCTGCCTTCAAGCAGGCGAACCACGTCTATGCCGGGCAATCGAAGCTGTTGGATGCTCTTCGCGATGGCAAGAAGGCATTCGCGACCGGTACCACTCCCGAAGCCGTTAATAGGGCCGTCAAGGGCCTTAGCGATGGCGAGGCTCAGTTGTACCGCCTTGGCGCCGCGAACGCCCTGGTGGAACGCTTGGGCTCGCAGGCGGACGGTGTGAACAAGGTCCGGATCGCATACGGAAATCCGAATATCCGGGCCAAGATTGCAGCACTCGCGCCATCACCGCAGGCCCGGACCGAGTTCGCCCAGCACATGGTGAACGAAGAAAAGATGTTTCAGCTTCGCGCGAACCAGTCCAAGGGCGCGCAAACAGCGGAACGCCTGGCGGCAGACAACGACCTCGGCGGCCACATCGATACGGCACTGCATGCGGTCGGAACGGTCAAGGATGTGGCAATCGGCAACTGGAAGGCCGTTATTTCCTCGGCTGCCCGTCACCTCGCCAAGGTCGATCCTGCCCTACGTGGGAACGTGCTGAACGAGGTTCGGCAGGTCGTGCTCAATCCTAACCCTCAAGCGGTGGATCGTTTCGTCTCCAGGATGCAGGAGCGGAAGATGAACGAGGGGGCAAAACGATCTCTGATCGGGCTTGTCGTGAACGCCTTACCCGGATCGGTGGCCCGCCTGTCGGGGAATAGCGCAGGGCGTCCATAGCCTTCGATACGGCGATGGTGGCGATGATGCTGGTGAGTAACCCCCAGACCGACCACGCCCACGAGCTGCCATCGGGGAAGATGAATTTCGCGACCAGCACCACGGCGCCGATCACCGCGACCTGAAAGAGTAACCACTTCATGGCTGCATATTCTCCCTTATCGCTAACGCCTCTGGCTAACGCGACGGGGCAGCCTTTCGTGGGCGCCCAGGTCTACACATACGATACGGGCACGCTCACGCCAAAGACGGTCTATAAAGACAAGGCGCTTACCGTCCCACATCCAAACCCAATCCTGACCACGGCGAGTGGTCGCATCCCCTCCTTCTGGACAGGCGGCAACGACTACCGCGCCCGCATAATTGATCCGGGCGGCAATGTCATCGACGACATCGACGGCATCCAGGGCGACACCGCTGTCGCGGCTGTTGGCGGCGGGGGCGGGACTGGCACAAGCCCGATCATCACGGGCGATGTGATCTGGGCCTACACGACCGGCTTCCGATCCGGCTGGGTCAGGCTGAACGGCCGGACGATCGGCAGTGCCGTTTCCGGTGCTACCGAACGCGCCAATGCTGACTGCTACGCCCTGTTCATCCTGCTTTGGAACAGCAACACAGGCCTTACCGTCTCAGGTGGCCGGGGCGCCACGGCAGACGCCGATTGGACAGCGAACAAGACCATTGCCCTGCCAGACGGTCGCGCCAGCGCGCTGTTCGGCCTCGACGATATGGGCAGTACGGCTGCCGGGCGGCTTGTCGGCTCAACCTTCGGGTCGGGCTCGGCAACCATGCTCGGGTCTCTGGGTGGGACCGGGGCAGAAACGCTGCTGGCAAGCCAGATCCCGGCGCACAGCCACACCGGCACGACGGACGGCACCGGTAGCCACTCGCATACGGGCACGACGGCCGCAGCCGGAAGCCATAGCCACGGCGGGATAACTGGCCTCGCTGGGGCACATTCGCACAATTACGCTTACGTTGCCCCGAACACATATAGCGGCATCGCAGCATCTGGCGGTGCTGGCGGCTACTGGAACGGCGGCCCTACTAACCCCATCAACACGACGCCGGCTGCCCCTGACCATCAGCATTCTATTTCTGCCGATGGCTCTCACACCCATACCTTCACCTCGGATGCGGCCGGCTTTCACAGCCACACGTTCACGTCAGCGCAGACAGGTGGGGGCCTGGCCCACAACAACATGCCGCCCTTCCTGCTTGGCACTTTCTATATGAAGCTGTGAGGACAGATGTTCACAGGCGTTCTTCCGCCCGTCTCACGGCGCGGCACCTACACAGACACAATCGAATTGACCTCGGACGATGACGGGTCGCTGATCGATCTGAGCGGCCTGTCGGCGGTGGTAGTGGCATTATCCGAGACCGGCGATACCACGTCGGTTGCGTCAGTCAGCCTGACCTCCGGCGTCGTAATCCCTGCTCTCGGCATCATCCAGTGGCGGTTCGAGCAGGGCGTCATGGGCGGCCTCGATCAAGAAACCTACACGCTCACGGTCACGGTCACAGGCAGCGGCGATACGGTTGAGATCGTCAACGCCAGCCTGCCGATAGGGGATTAACGAATGGCGCTGTTTCC